CATCTCTGATCTGGGATGGAATGTGAAGCCACGTTGCATCAGTTCTGCACATTTCAATGCTCTAACTAGCTCATAGTCTAGTCGCATTTTTTCTTCTTGACGTTTAGCTATATCTTTACATAGTCTATATCCACTTTTATCAAGCGGAACCATAAAGTTAACTTGAAACCCCCAGTTCTCATTAAGTTGATAACTAGATGGATACAATTCTCTAGAATCCTCATCATGCGAGTAAGGATTTGTATGGCTGCCCATATAGAAAGGACTAAACGTCATAGTAGACCCATTGCATTGAATGTTTGGGCCATATATTTGCCGTGATGATGCTCCGTTGTTTTGGAACTGTACGGCTTGATTTGTTACGTTTCCCGTAGCCGCAGCTACAGGATTGGACGTATTATTTGTATCACCCTCTTCAGCGTATACAGGTGTATAACTTACTGCGAGAATACAGAGAGTGAGGTAGTAGTAGAGTTTATGGTGTAGTTTGTTGTTACGTCCCACTGCTCTACGAGCCCTGCTGCTCTGGTAGTTGTCTCCAAGCTCCAATCTGCTGTTGCGTCGGTTACAGAGAATGTAGTGCCAGTTCCAGAGATATCTGCGGAAGGAGTTACATTTGAACCTGACCAAGTGTTTACAGCTGCCCCAAAGATTTGCTTTTGGGTTACTTCTGTTATAGTTTGCGTGGTGGTAGTTGTTGAGTTCATTGACCCTGTTGTAAACTGAGGGGTCACTGTGTTTGCTCTTGCTACTGCGGGTGATAACAATGCTAAGAGAAGGATCCATTTCTTCATTGTTTTGGTTGTTGTTTGTCTTTCTCACCTTTTGTTCTACCAGTCGATAGCCCGAAAGTTGCTAGGGCTCCCGTAAAAATCGAAGCGACGAACGTGATGTCCGATGATGCTCCAGTTTTCTTTACCATGGGTAACTCGACGTAGTTTAATGTTATAATAAAACCAGACCAGATTACAACTCCTAGACGCACTGCTGCACCTAGTATGGCCATCTGTTCATCATGGTCATCTACATTGTCTTTTATTTTTTTGAGGATGTTTTTCTTTTCTGGCGGTTTTGTTTCCATTTGTTAATCTTGCCTTGTAAGAATTTTTGTACTCTTTTCTTTACCTGTTCAAACAGAGGTTGTGTAATAGTTGTAGCTGCTACGGCAACTGTAGCTGTAACAGTAGCAGTAACTAAGATTTCTGTCGATGGTAAAGGGATACTAGGTAAGGGCGGAAAGTGTATTTTGGGTGGTGGATTTTCTTTGGTTTGCACCTCTTTTGTGCCTTCGGGTCTTCGTAGATCGCTCGGAGGTACGACCAAAGGTTGATATGAGGGAACATCTGCTGTAGGAAGAGGTATTGACGGGGTTTCTATATGCCAAGCTGAAGGTATTTCAATGGATGGTAAGTCCATCAATACTTAGTCTTACCTAAAGTTACAGCTGCGTCTTGTGCTGTAAAGTCTTCTGTTGTCCAGATAGATGTTGTGCCATCCTCTTTTTTGTACGCCTTGATTATCTCAAGGTGGTCAACATTTCTCTTTAGTTCGTCTTTTTGTTCATCTGTTAAAGACGATAAAGCTGCAAGAGTGTTGATGACAGTAACACTATCTCCAGCATTTTTAAAGATAGTTGCTACTTCTTCTACTGTTCTTTCCATTATGGTTTAGGGTACTTGTCCTTAATAACTTTGATATCTGCTTTCCAAGCGTCAATGCCTGAATGATAGATTTTATCAAGCTGATCTTGCCAAGTTGGGTACTCGGCTGCTCTATCTCTTTGATATTTTGTAGCCGCAAACGCATCGTCTATTGCTTTGCGAGCTTCTGCTACTTTTGTATCGTCGAGGGTGACTTTATTACCATCTTTATCAAACGCTCCTTTAGCGTCGTTTATTGATACAACCGTGCCAGCGTAAGCACGGTAAATTGCTTCATGATCCATAATTAAAATAAATAAATGTTAGGCTGCTACTTCCATTAGAGTCATACGAGATATACCATTAATCGTACCAGTTGATTGAGGTTGAGATACAAATTCTCTATTGTTGCCACTTACAGCAAGTCTCTGTTGTGTTTTGTAAGTTACTGCTGAAGTTGTTGAAGGTGAATCAAGTATTTGCATAGGGTGGTGAAAGTAGAAATCCACACTACTAGCCATATTTCCAATATAAATTTGAATTGGTATACCGTTACCATCTATAGCCGCTGCTTGTTGTATAACTGTTGACCCTCTTAAAATTTGATATCCCCCTCCAACAGCACCTGTCATTCTGACATTTGTGGCTTGACAAATAAGAACTAAAATTTTACTTGAAGTAGAGCTAGGTGTAATTGTCCCACTTAAACCACTATCTACAAATGTCGTTGTAGTGTTTGAAACTTTTGTAGTTGTTGTCGAATTGACTACTTGTATAATATGACCGGGAATATAGCTTGTACCATCTGAGTTAAGAACTATATTATTAGAACTAGAGGAAGCATGTTTAATGTTTGTTGTTGCTAAAGTTGCCATTATGCTGCTATCTCCATTGCTGTAATCCAACTCAAACCACGTTCATAAGAATGATGATTAGAGCCACCAAGGGTTCTGTTATAGTAAAAGGTTGCGTTAGAACTTGGCTTTCTTATTTGTATTGTATATGTAATTGCAGACGTTGTACTTGGCGAATCTAGCAAACCACTAAATGACCAACTAGCTGGAGTTGATTCGTTATTTTCAAAGTGAGCAGCTTCATTCATTGGGCCTATTCCTACGTTATAGTTACCACCAGCATTACTCTGTATAGTAGTTGACGAGCCTCCAGATATTGCTCTTTTTACTGCAACGTTTATTTGGTGTGAATCGACGGACGCTTCTCCCATCAAAAATCCATGAAGTAATATTTTACTAGATGAACTTGATGGAGTAATAGTACAGCTAAAAGGTGAGTCCGTCATGTAATTATAAAAAGTAAAAGTTCCTGTTGATGTTCTTGTACTATCTGAGGTACTTACTACTTGAAGAATTTTACCTCCAGCTACATCTGCAAAAGCTAACTGTCCGCTACCGTTTGTGGTTATAGCTTGTCCATTTGAACCATCTGCTACTGGTAGTAATAGTTCAATAGCATTGTTGCTAGTTGTACTGGCTGGTGCTTTGATAGAGACTGTGCCTCCACCGCTGTCTGCGGTTAATTTTAATGTACTCATACTTCTATCTCCATTGCTACCATACGAGAGGTTGTTTTGTAAGGATAGCCACTAGCTCTATAACAATTCAAATATAGAGTAGCTGTATTAATCCTCCAAAAAGGTGTATAATATCTAGTAGTTGTACTACCAGCTGTTTCTGACACACAAGTTGATCCGTTCATCATGTAGTCTTGAGAAGACCAAACAAGTAAGTTTCCATCAGATGCAGTGTTAGAAGAGTTGGGTGGATCTACCGCAGTTGTTCCATCTTTCATAATTTGAAGTGTAATAACATGAGTCTGGCTATGTAGATTTCCAAAAAAACCTTGCACTAATATTAAATTATTTGCATTTGTAGGGGTAATTGAAACTCTAAGATCACTTGTTATTTCAGCCAAACTTGTAGTAGTTGATGTTATTTGTGCATTTGTACCAGCTGTAACTACTTGGATTACCTTTCCGGTTGTTAAACCGGAGGAAGTTAAATTAGGTGCTGCCGATAATCCTGTTGCAGTACCATTTCCATTTAATGTTATTGGCATAATTTATACGATTGTAAGAGTTTGACCAGAACCAACTGTAACTGCTACGCCGTTTGCAATAGTTATAGGGCCTGCCGCCATTGCGTTGCGACCACTAGTGACCGTATAATTCGCTGAAACTGTTGTATTGTTTTCATAGAACGCACCACTCTGAGTTACTGCACTAGCAGATGCTTCAAAGCTAACACCGGGAACTCTGAACTTAGTTATAGAAGTATTACCTAAAGTAATTTCATTGTCAGCAGAGGCAGTAGCAGTAGCACCGATAACAATTCTATTATCTCCAGATGAGAATCTTGCAGCATCAGTACCTATAACTATACTATTAGTAGCACCAGATCCACCATAATCAGCAGCATTATGTCCAATGTATATGTTACCCTCTCCGGTAGTACAGTTGGCACCAGTCTGTCTTCCAATACCAATATTTTTACCACCAGTAGTTAAACCACCAAAAGCATTTTTACCAATTCCATGATTATAACTTCCTGTTGTTACAGCGTCTAAAGCCTGATGACCTAACGCTACGTTTTCGACACCAGTAGTATTTGCAAATAAACCTTTAGTACCTAGTGCTACATTAGAGTTTACTGTATTAGCACTTAAAGCATAAGCACCTATTGCTACGTTTTGTGTTGCAGTTGTTACAGCATCTAAAGCACCATATCCAAAAGCAGTGTTGTTGTTTCCTGTAGTAATTGATAAACCAGCATTAGAACCTACAACAGTACAATAATCTGCTGTTGTTATAGCAGTTCCAGCGTCATATCCAATCAACGTATTATGTTGTGCGTCAGTACCGCTAAAGCTATCTCCAGCATTAGTACCACCTACAGTATTAAACTGAGAGTCAGAGCTTAGTCCTCCTCCTCCGCTAGCAGCTGCAAAGCCAGCTTCACCGTTAGCGTCTACAGTTAGTACATGTCCTTCTGTCGGCGTACCACCATTATCTTTTAAAGTAAAGTCAATACCGGGTATTCTAAATTTGGTTATAGAGCTATTGCCTAAAGTAATTTCATTATTAACATTTGCAGAACTACAATCTGCTTGATAGCCTATCAAGATACAGTTGTTACCAACACTGTTAGAAGTTCCGGCGTGAGAACCTACATAAACACTATATTGTTTACTTCCTCCCATTTGACCAGCATCTGCACCAATAGCTACATTCAGATGGCTAGTAAAGTTAGTACCAGCACCGTTTCCAACACAAGTATTGTATGTTGCACCTGTATTGTTATACAATGACGACCTACCGATTGCTACGTTTCCATAGCCAGTTGTTGTACTATATCCAGCTTTTTCGCCTATGTATATATTCCAAAATCCGCTAGTGATACCTTGACCAGCATCATTACCTAAAGCACAGTTTTTATTTCCTGTTGTTGCAGATTTACCACTATTCAGTCCAATAAAGGTATTTTTACCACCTGTTGTTATTGCAGTGCCAGCTTCATATCCAAGCAACGTATTATTTTCTGCTGTTGTTGTGGCTCTTCCGGCACCATATCCAAAAACACTATTGCTTGTAGCACTTGTTCCATTTTGTAATGCGTATCTTCCTACTGCTGTATTTCCGTCTCCAGAATCAAGTGAATAACCAGCAGCATGTCCAAAAAATGTATTGCTATAAGTATCACTGTCTAAAGCATTACCAGCACCTGTACCACCTACAGTATTGCTGTTAGAATCAGAACTTACACCACCACCTCCTCCAGAGGCTGCTGCAAATCCAGCTTCACCGTTAGCGTCGACTGTTAATACATGACCGTTAGTAGGTGTACCACCATTGTCTTTTAGGGTTACGTTTATTCCGGGGATTCTAAATTTGGTAATGTTTGAGTCACCAATAGTTACTGTATTGCTTTCACCATTTATAGGGTCGACTTCATAACCTATGCAAATATTATTATTGCCTGTAACTCCACCTCCACCATTTCCAGCACCCTTTCCGATAAACGTATTTCTGCTACCCGTAGTGGTATTCTGCCCAGCTTGCATACCAACGCAAGTGTTTTCAGTACCTGTTGTTAGATTCTGAAGACTGTTATTACCAAAGCTAGAATTTTTTGATCCAGAAGTATTTAAGTATTGAGATAAAGTACCAAAAGCTGAGTTACTTCCATTATTATCACCTGAGGCTGTGTGACTATATAAGGCTCTTCTTCCAAAAGCATTTCCGTTTTCACCTGTAGCATTTTTCATTGCTTCAAAGCCTACGGCGGTTCTAATACTAGTTTCTGATGAAACAGCAGAACCGCAGTCATAACCTATAAATGTTTGACCATCGGCAGTAGTGATTGCAGTACCAGCATTATATCCAATTAAAGTATTATTATTTGCGTCAGTACCACTAAAACTATCTCCTGCGTTTGTTCCTCCAACAGTATTAAATTGGCTGTCAGAACTTAATCCACCACCACCGCCAGCACCAGAAACTTCAGAGTCAACGTAAGCTTTTACTGATTGTTGTGTTGGTACTTTTGTAGCACTGTTTGATGACATGTTGTCTTCATCAACTACAAAGCTCATTGAAGCAGTTGAGGTGTCACTGTTCATTACAGCCCCTGCTGCATTTACATTAGTTGCATCAGTAACGTCTGCACTAGCTTCAATACCGTCTAACTTACTGTGATCTGCGTCAGTAAATACATTACTGTCAGAAGCACTACCTACAAGTGTTCTTATCTCTGCTGCTGTCTGATCTGCTGTTGCACTAGCCTCAATACCGTCTAGCTTAGACTTATCAGATGCTGACATAGATCCAGCTGCACTGGTTGTAGCTGCTGATATACCTATAGCAGGCGAAGTACCTCCACTAGATGTGATAGGAGCAGTACCACTAACACCTGTAACAGTACCACCTCCACTACCAGCACCACTGACTGTAATAGTTTTGGTAGATCCTGTACCGCTTGCTGTAACAGAAGCTCCTACAAAATTTAAAGTTGTAGCTTGGGTAGACAAAGATGTACCTTCATCTTGTACGGTCAAACCAGCTCCAACTTCTACGACTGACCCGCCGCTTGTTTTTGTAAATACGCCACCATCAGAGGTGTTAATAGCTAACTCACCAACAGCAACGTCAGAGGTACTAGGATCACTAGAACCTCGTTTGTGCTTGATAGTAGCCATATCAGAACGTGCCCCCGTCGATCTGTCCGACTGTTAGTAACCCTGTAGATGGGTTGTAAGAAAGACCTGTGTCTGTTTCTATTCCTTGTGTGCCAGTAGCACCATCAACAAATGTGAGGAATACAGTTTCATTAGTAGAGTTGTTTGCCGAAGCTGTAACGTTAGTAGCTGTTGTAGCTGTAGCAGCGTTACCAGTTGTGTTCTGGTTTAGTGTACCGATAACTAAGTCAATAGTACCATCACTATCTTGATATGTTGCTGTAATACCTGTCTCTGTGTTACTAGAGAACATAGCTCCTACAATGTCTTGTACTTGCTCGTTAGATAGCTGAGTGTCAGTAGTCTGATCTACCCAAGATAGTCCACCACTACCGTCAGTTTTTAAAACTTGGTTAGCATTACCATCAGTAGTTGGAAATGTTAAGGTGTAATTAGCACCAGCACTGTGAGCTGGAGACTTTAGCTTAATACCATGAGTGTTCTGTGAACAGTTAAGTTGTAAGTATCCATCTGAACTACCGTCACCTTTAACAGTTAAACCGGGTGCACTAGATGTAGACACTAGGTTAAGCATACCTCTTTCTACAGAATTAGATGCGATTGTTGCAGTTATAGTTGGGTTTTGTGTACCGTTAAATGTAGCACTACCTGTTACGTCTCCACTTAATGAGAATGTTCTTGTGTTAGCTAGACTCGTTGCACTACCAGTTACGTTAGCTTGTATAGTACCAGCAGTTACACTTAAGTCGCCTGTAGAGCTAGCTGTATTAGTTGTTGTACCAAGTATAAACTGGTCAGCACTTTCGTCCCATCCAATAAAGGCATTATTACCTGTGCTACCTCTTTCGATCATAATACCACAGTCGTTAGCATTACTACCAGCACCACTGTTTAGTTCAAGTATGTTGTCACTTACTGTTGTATTATTTGTAGCTACTGTTGTAGTAGTTCCGTTAACAGTTAAGTTACCTGTAACTACAATGTTATCACTAAAAGTTTTAGTACCACCTACTGTTTGATTACCCTCAAGTGCCATGAAAGCACCATCTCCACCGATTTTTATAACACTAGCAGCGTTAGATCCACTTGTGCCTTCTCCATAAAATAGTATATTATTACCTTCTGTAAACGCTAATTCTGCGTTTGCTAAAGAAGAACTACTAGGTGCTGTTGACCCGGTAGATCTCTTAATTCTTAATTGAGCCATTTAAAAGGAACCTCCGTCCACGATTGTTGATTTAGTTGTTGTTGCATCTGCTTTAAATCTACTTGTAGAACTATCATAGTATACAATAGAACCATCTACTTTTGCATCTTCATTTATAGTAAACCCAGATATATCAGTAATCAATGGGTTGTTTGTATCAGAACATTCTTGTGCAAAAAATAGTAGCTGATCTGCGTTGTTGTTTAGATCAGAGGCTCTAACTGATGAGCCTGCTCCAAATACAGCATGAGCTGAATCAGTATTTGTACGTCTATGTATAAGTATGGTTACTCCTGTTTTAGGAGACCCATCACTGTTCTGTGTTTCAGTTTCAAAGCTAGTTGGTGAACTTCCGAGTTGAGCAAATCGGATGGTATTTGGTGTTGGAAGTGAATATTTAGTTTTTGAACTGGTATTTACCAGTTGTGTCCCATTTAGAGACACCTTTACATCTTCAGTTTTTAGGTAATCAAAGGAAAATGATAAGTCACTAAAGGGGGCGGTGCCTTTACCTCGATTATTATTTCCTGTGTACGGTTGAGTTGTCGTAGCCATTTATTTATATATGTTAATAAGATTTCGAGTTTCTTGTTTTTTAGTTAGTTTTCTAACTCTCTTTTGCCTTTCCTCGTCCATAAGTTCAATAGCTTCTGGATTAGTTCTCATCTGTGCCCAAGCTCTACGACGTGCTTGTTGGAACAGCCTGTCGATCATTATGTTATGGTAGTAGTCCCTTGCGTCATACTGATCTCGTAAGCCTTTTTTAATGTCAGCATACATTTTTTCCATGGATGCTATAATTCTAGGATCTACAGCTAGTTTATCTAGCTCACGTTCTAGATTCTGCATACCAATATAGCGTTGAAACTCAGATCTAACTCTAGGTGAGTCAGTTAAGTTTGTACTATCTGGTGCATAATA